CTACTTGCCGGCGTTGCCGGCGTTGCCGGCGATGGCGGCGAGGATGGCGTCCGTGTCATGGTCGCGTCGAGCGAAAGTGCTCTCGCGGCTGAGCTGTTCGAAACGCACGACCCACGGCGCCTTGCTCGAGCTATGGAACACCGGCAGGTCCTTGCCCGTATAGTGCTGGCTGATGGCGTTCAGCGCGTTGACACAGTCCAACGCGGGCAGCGGGAGAACCCCCGTTCCGGGCGACCAGAGGCAGCCCGTGCCCTTGGCGAATCCCGCGTGGTCGTCTTCGATCCAGATGATGCACCACATGAGTGGCTCCTTCCCCTCCATGTCGGAGGATGTCTGCACGGCGGCTGTACCGTCGAGTTCATTTTGTACGCGGGCGGCGAAAGCCTCCCACGTGTAACCCCAGCGTGCGAAATACGGGTAGGGGTCGGTGTGGTCGGACCCGCCGAACGTCGCGCTGAACCACTGGTGTGGGTGCATCCGGTCGACACCCCACCCGTGGGCGCGGAGACGTTCCGCACACGCACTGGCAGCAATCGCGATGCCCCTGTCGAAATCCGCCCGCGTCGTGGCTTCGCAGATCTCGATGCCCTCGCACGTTGAGTTGCCGTTGCCGACCTGCCAGCAGAGACGGTCCCATTGGACCGTGTGGTAACAGCTCGTCCAATCCGAGACCATGTGCACGGCGTAGTCGTATCCGCGGCTCCACAGTTGCACGTGGTTGAGCGCCGTAGCCCCAGGGTTGGCGGTGGAATGCACCGCCAGGTATTGCGGCGTGAGCGGTCCGTGTCCCTGGTTGACGATTCTCTCGGTGATGACGCTCATGCCGTCGCCCCCGTGGATACGTCTCCCGTGGATGCCGCGCCTGTCGGCAGTGTCTCCCCTGTCATCGATGGAGTGACATCCGTGGACAAGGGGGTCGCGTCGCCCGACGCGTCCACTCCAGGCGTGGACACGGCCGCCTCGTCCTGCGTCTGGTCGCCCGACTTGATCTGGTCGAGCAGGCTCTGCGCCGCCACGGCCGCGCCAGTCCAGTTCTGGTTCTTCCACCCGTTCCAGATTCCGATGGCGAGCGCGGCGACGAGAGTGACCGCCTGCCACGTCCGCTCCGGCACGAGTCCCGGCATCGGGTTCGAGCCCTGCGCCGCGATCCATGCGAGCACGGTGAGCAGCATTGTCGCCGCCTGTGTGATGCCGGCCTGGATGCGGCTCTTGGTGATTGGTGTCATTGTTCCTCCTTGCCCCGGCGCGGATGCGCGCCGGTCGTATGGTCGATGAGATACCGCTGGGCGGCGTCCACGACCCAGCAGTCGCCACCCAGAGCCTTGAGCTTCGCGAGCTCGTACGCGACCTCCTGCGTGTGGTCGTCGCCGTCGTCCTCGCGCATCAGGTGCATGAGCGTGTTCTTCACGGTGTCCCGCTGCAGTTGGTTGAGAGCCTGTTCGACGCTGTCGAGACGCTCCGAGATGTGGCGCATGGGAGCGGCCTGCGGAAGGTCGGCGGGGTCGAGCGAGCTCAGCAGCCAGCGGGCGAGCCTGCCCCTGACATTGGGGCTCACGGTGAGCATCGCGACCGTGATGCTCAGGATGCCGCCGACGATGCTCAGCAGGCGCGTCAGGTAGTCAACGTCGCGGAATAGCATCACGCGCCGATCGCCTGGAGGTTGAACTTGGCCCACGTGGTGTCGGCCTTGTAGGCGTCGAGGAGCGTGGCGGGCACGTTGACGGTCGCGCCGGTCGCGAGATGCGACGTCCATGTGGATGCCATCCACATGCCGGATGTCAGGCGGAGCGTGAGCGTGGAGATCGTCTTGACATCGTCGAGCAGCCATGTGGTGTTCAGGTTTTTGCTGCCGAAGCCGTCCTGCACGTCCAGGCTCGTCAAGCCCGTGCAACCGTACAGGAAGCCCGAGCCGCCCACCGATGCGAGCGACGCGGGAAGCGTCAGGCTCGTCAAGCCCGTGCAACCGTACAGGAAGTTCGAGCCGCCCACCGATGCGAGCGACGCGGGAAGCGTCAGGCTCGTCAAGCCCGTGCAACCGGCCAGGAAGTTCGAGCCGCCCACCGATGCGAGCGACGCGGGAAGCGTCAGGCTCGTCAAGCCCGTGCAACCGGCCAGGAAGTTCGAGCCGCCCACCGATGCGAGCGACGCGGGAAGCGTCAGGCTCGTCAAGCCCGTGCAACCGTACAGGAAGTTCGAGCCGCCCACCGATGCGAGGTCTCCGTTGAGCCCGGAGAGCGTGACAGCCTGCAGGTCGTTCACACCGTGTGACCCGAACACGTCGTCCTCGATCACGTCCGCCTTGATGTCGAGCGATTCCGAGTCGAGCGAATCCAGTGCTTTGGCACCAAGCGTGCGGCAGCGGACGCGCGTCACCCGGTGGTACAGCCTGCGGAACGGGATGTCGGTGATGCGCCCGTCGTACTCGCACATCACGGTGTCGATGTTCGCGGGGAAATCGTCGCCGCGCGCCTTGTCCGTCGTCACAGTGCACAGGCCGCCCGCGAGCGCGCCAGTTGGCCATGCCATGTTGATCGTCGTCATGATTCCTCCTCCTTGTTACCAGACGGTAGCCACGCAGTTGATGTCCTGCGTGGGCGTGACTGCGCATGTGGCGGTCAGTTCGTTGCAGCCCGTGTGGGTGAAGCGGATGCCTGCGAGCGCCCACGCGGCTGAGCTTGGCGCGTCGGCGGGACTGACCCAGTTGTCGCGCCAGTCGATGCCGCCGACGTGCGCGGCCTGCGTCATGTCCGTCCAGCCGCCCGCGGTGAGCGTGAACGCTATCTGGCCTGGGTCGTTGTCCCAATGCCAGCAGCCGACCGTCACGTCCACGGTCGGCGCGTCGTTGGAGCATGTGGCGGTGAGCGTGCCGGTGGACTCGTCCACGTCGCACCACAGGCCTGCGAGCGCGCATGCGGTCGCCTCCTCCGGTGCCTGCGGCGGCATGACGGCTGTGAGATGCCCTTTGAGCTCCGTGCTGGTGACGGTCTGTTTCCTGCCGTCCCACGAGCCGTGGGCGAGCTTCACTTCCGTCACCTTCGGCGCCTGGGTGCTGGGGCCTTGGAGTCCGCCTTCGCCGCGTTCTCCTTGCGGTCCGACGACGCTGCCCAGGTCGTGCGTGGCTCCGTCGGTGAATGTGATGAGCAGATGCCCCGTGTCGTCGACGCGGGCGCCTGCCATGCCTCCGGTCTCGAGGTTCCTGACGAGCGCCTGCGCCGTGGTTTCGTCGATCCCGAAGAGGTTGTTGATGGTACCGGGCTTGTTGGCGTTGTCGCCAGTCCAGATGATGGTCGTGCTTCCCATGCTCTCCTCCTTAGAGTCCGATCGCATTCATGGTGATTCCTGAAATCGTCACGTCGCCGTTGCTGGTGTCTTCGACAAAAATGGCCGGCTTGAATCTGACGGCCGCGCCTGGGGAGCTTTGGATGACAGCGAGGTCGGACAGGTTGGAAGTGACGCGGAATGCTGTGGTGCCCCACAACCGCATCTCGTGTCTCGTTTCGCTGTTGCTGTGGAACGTCTTCCCGTCGGTCGTCACTCCGATTGAGGCCGCGATGTTGTCAGTGCCAACGTAGACGTTTGTGTTGATCCAGACGAGGACGAGACCGCGCTCGCCGGCCTGAATCTCCGTCCAATCGCCGAACGGGGTGACGCCTCCGCGTTTGATTCCCCATGAGGTTTCATTCATGGCCGTGTGACTGTATCCCCCGGCCGCCTGGCGTTGGGCGACGCTGGTGACGCTGCCGGTGACGTTGGCCGCGCCTGCGGCCTGCATGACCCATGCTAGCGGCATCTGCCATGTGCCGGTCTGCTCCTGCGTCCAGCCGGTCTTCGCTCCGCCGCCGCCGGGACCGTAGACGAGTTTCGCGGTTATTGCCGTGCCGGTGAGTTCGAGGACGGCGTACACGCGGCGCGCGCTGCCGGTGTTCGCGCTCACTCTGAGGTTGAGCGTGCCGTCGAGCGTGTAGCACACGCCGTCAACCGTCGCGGTGCCGGCGCTGATGCTCACGGTCTGGCCGCTCGCGGTCACATTCAGCCCCGTGTGCACGCGGCTGCCGAAAGCCTGCCGCGCCCATGCGCGGAACTGCGCGAGCGTGATCGCTTGGTCGGGGAACGGGTATGATGTCTCCGCCATCAGAATCTCCTTTCGATCCTGGCTATCCTGTCGTTTTGGGCTTTGATCCGCCTGGCCATGATGAGACGGCTGTCAGATGCGGTCCAGTCGCCGAGCGATGCGGTCTGCACCACGCCGTCGGCGAAGCCCGTGCTGATGCTGGTGACCACTCCCGTGGTCCATTCGCCTGCCGCCATGACTCCGACAGTGTCGCCTGGCGTGGCGCCGCCGATGATCGCGTCGGATGCGACTGAACCGCTGGCGCTCGTCATGTCGCTCCAGGCTTGGGCGACTTCCTGCGTGGCGCGGCTTGCGGCTGTCTCGCCGTCCTCGAGCTGCACGACTTTCGTGACGGCGCCCCACGTCTGTTCGAGGGTCTTCCCGCGGTCGGGGATTATTGTCTGCCAGCTTGTCGTGCTCGTGCTGCCTGTTGTGCTTGTGGTCTTGATGATGACTCGCGTGCATGCGGGCGCTTTGCTCGCGGCCGTGAGGCTCTTTAGCGATCCCGTCTGCGTGTCGAGCATGAGGCTTCCGCTCAGGTCGCTGCCCTGCCCGATGGACGCCGCGAGCCTGCCTCCCGTGTCGGTGACGGAGAACCTCCACTGCCGGTTCGCGAGGCTTTGCAAGGATTCGAGCACTGTCTGCCAGTCGGCTGTGAGGGTCGCCGCGCTTCCCGTGCCTTTGACCGTGGGGAGTGTGACGCTCCCCCACCCCTGCCATTGGAGGGATCGCAGCGCCTTGAGCATGAGCGAGTCGCGCGCCCCGCTCCACGTCGTCTTCTCCACGGTCTGTTTCGCGATGTCCTGGGACGGGTCGGGGAGCGTCACGCACCGGCTGAGCAGGATCGCGTCGCTCGCGCCGGTGAACGTCCAGTGTTCGCCGAGCTCGTCGTCGCTCCCCGCGTCCCATTCGGCTTGCGTGACCGGCCCGCTGAACACACGCCCGTCGGGCTGGGTGACGACGATGCCCGCGCCGGGCTGGGAGAGCAGGCTCGCCGCGTCGCTCGACGCGGGCAGTTTCAATGACCATGATCCAGCGTCGTAGGCTTCCTCGGTGATCGTGAGCCCGGTCATGTCCTGCACGCCGAGAGCCCCGACGCGCGTGAGCGTCCTGTCGCGGATCTCGCACGCATAGTCGGCCGCCTGCCATGTCATCGCACTTGCTCCCTTCTCGGCCTCCACGAGAGAGTGACCTTCGTGCCGCCGGTCTCCTCCGTGCCGTGCAGCACGCTTTGCGACGCGTTCGCAGTGCCTAGCCACGAGGCGTACAGCGTGCCGCCGTCGAAGTAGCCGGGGTCCTTGCCGAGCGGGTCGTTGGCGTCCTCGATCACCTCGTCGACGATCGCCGGCTTCGGGGTGATCGCGAGCAGCGCGGCGAACCCGACGTTCTGCGGCTGCGAGCCGTACCAGCCGATGCGGATCGTCTCGCACCCGTCCTGCACGTCGAACGCGAGGCTCGTGCGCGTCCCGGCTTGGTCTGCCTGCCCTGTCATGAGCAGGCCTCCGTCCGCGTCGAGCTGTTCCACGACGAGCGCGCCGCCTGTGGGCGTGCACGAGTCAGTCCCGTCTGTGAGCGTGTTGATGCCGCCGATGCTGGCGGTGAGCGTCTGCTGCGGCCAGCCGTTTGACGGTTTCGCGACGGTCCACCATGCGCAGCGCGGGTGCTGCGCGTCCGTGGCGGCCATGGTGCAGGACGCGGTTCCGTGGCTCGTGCCGGTCGCCACGGTCCATGCGGTCGCGTCGTCCACGGTGACCGCCGCCGCGCTCTTCCTGAGCGCCGGGTCGGTGACCAGGTTCGTTGCGAGGATGAGAGCTGACGCGGCAACGGTGCCTTTCACTCCGCCGGTCAGCGTGGCCACGATCCTGTTGTCGCCAGGGTTGACGGACGGGAAGCGTGGCGCGGGCGCAAGCGCACCCCAGGAGCTCACGCCGTCGAGCGTGACCTGCGGCATCCTGCCGTCGGGCTGGGTGACCGTGAGCACCTGCCCGGCCGTGAGCGCCTTGCCCAGGCTGAACCCCCTGCCGTTGACAGTCACGCTTGCCGTCGCCGCAGGTCCTGTGATGCGCACGTCGATGGGCGTGGGCGCGTCCGTCTGGCTGCGCACCGTGTGCTCGCCGATCGCGCTGCCGCTCGCGACATGCAGTCCGGCGAGGTCGGAGAGGAACGCGACGGGCTCGTCCCTGACGGTGAGCGTGCTGACGTTCCGCGCGCCCTCCCACCACGGTTGGGGTGCCGTGAGCGCGAGATCCACGAGCGTGAACCGGTGGTTCTCCACGCCCGCCGACAGCTCGCCCTCCAGCCCGCTCTCATAGACCGTGTTCAGCCGCCAGCGGGACGAGCCGACCACGGCCTGCACCTCGCAGTCGCCTGCCGTGACGATCGCGCGCAGACGGCTGAGCGTCTCACGCTGCCTGTCGAGGTCGCCCCATATGGCGAGCTTGAGGAGGAGCGGGCGCGTCTTGGCGCGGCTGTTGATGAGCCTGCCGCCGTCGCCCGCGCCTTCCTGGAAACGCACGCTGCGCGGAATGCCGAGGAAACCCGTGGAACCTTCGATGAGCGTCGCCCCGGAGCCCGCCACATGGTCGCCGGCCGTGAGGTCGAGCGAGTCGCCGGCGCTCTGGCTGGAGAGCGTGACGCTCACGTTCCCGTCTCTTCTCATGCTGCCTCCTTAGATCCCGAGCAGGATCGCCTTGCTGCGCTGCGCCGCGTCTGTCAGCTGTTGTTCCGCCGACAGTCCGGGCGTGGCGTAGTTCTGGTAGTTGAGCGTGATGCCGCCGGCGCCGGCGGTGGCCGTGGCGAGCGTCGGCGTGGCGCTGCCGATGCCGCCTGCCGTGGGCATGCCGATCGCCGGGGCTTGCACGGCGGTGATCTGGCCGAGCACGCTTTCCGTGGCCTTGCGCACGCTCCTGGCTTCGTCGGTGATGCCCAGGGCGAGGCCGAGCGTGACGTACCTGCCGACCTCGCGGCGCATGACACGACTCGGGCTGTTGATGCCGAGCACGCCCTCCGCCCAGTCCTGGATCTTGCCGCACGTGTCGGAGACGGTGTTCTTCAGGCTGTCGAACTTGTCCGTGATGCCGCGTTTGAGGCCTTCGATGATCTGCCCGCCGACGTCGCGCAGCCAGTCGCCCGCGCCCTTGAACGCCCCGAGCACCTTGTCCTTAACGCCGCTGAGGGTGTCGGCGACGTGCTGGACTGCGTTCGTGGCGGCGTTCTTCACGCCGTCCCACACGTTGCCCCACCAGTTGGCGATGGGGTCGAAGATGCTGTGGAACGTGTTGCTGATCGCGTTGAGAACGTTGTCCGCCGTGCTTTTGATCGCGTTCCAGATGGTGGAGAACGTGTTGGATATCCCGTCCCACACGCCCGACCACCAGCCGGATATCGCGTCGAACACGCTGTGGATGGCGTTGCTCACGTTAGTGGTGACTGTCTGTGCGATGCCCGTGATGTCGTTCCAACGGTCGGAGAACCAGCCGCTGATGCCCTGCCACACGCCTTGCCACCAGGTGACGAGCGGGTCGAACCAGCTGTGGAACCAGTCGGAAACGGCTTGCACGCCTGCGCTCACCGCGTTGGTGATCGTGTCCCAGACGGTCGTGACGACGTCGCACATGACATGCCATGCGGTGACGAGGCCGGCTGCGACGACGATGCCGATCCAGTAGAGGGCGTGGCCGATGGCCGCGAAGATCGGTTCGAGCACTCCCCAGACAGTGTTCCATGCGGTCGTGACCGCATTGCAGAGCGCGTTCCACGCTGTGCCGAGCGTCGTCGTGAACGTGTTCCACGCGGACGACACGGCGCCGCTCACGTTGTCCCACAGGGTCTTGATGCCTGTGAGCATGCCGTTCCACGCCGTGCTGACGGCGTTGCAGAAGCTCTGCCACGCTTTCCTGCCGGTCTCGGTCTTCGTGAAGAACCACACGCCGGCGGCGATGACTGCGGCGATGGCGACGACGATCCATGTGACCGGGTTCGACAGGATCGGGGCGAGCGAGCTGAACGCTCCGCCGATCGCGCCGCCGATGGTCGCGAGCTTGGGCCCGATGACGGCGCCGGCTTCGCCGAGCGCTTCGGGGATGAGGCTGATTGCCGCGCCGAGGTCCTTCACGCTGCCGATGGCGCCGCCGAGCGCGGTGGCGATGCCCGCGCCCTTGATCGCGTCGCCCAAGCCCTTGATCGCGTTGCCCATGCCCATGACGGCCATGAGCCCGCCGCTCAGCCCGTTGCACACCATGCTGAATGCGTTGAGCGCGGTTGTGACCGCGCCGATGGTCATGTCGAGGCCCTTCCAGCTGATGAACGCGAGGCCGACGGCGGTTATCGCGTCCGCCACGCCCTGGCTGTGAGCGTCCACCCAGTCGGAGAGGCGTGTGAGCGCGTCGGCGAGCCTGCCGAGCGCGTCCACGCTCATGCCTGCGATGGCGTTGGCGATGTTGCCGATAGCGTCCGCCAATGGCTGGAGGTTGCGGCTCGCCATGTCGGCGAACGCCTTGGCGACGCTGTTCACGGCGTCTATCGCCGAGCCGAACGCGTCGCCGATCTGCTTGCCGAGTCCAGCCCAGTCGAAGCCTGGCTGTGTGTTGAGCGCGTCCAGGGCGCTCCACACCTTCCACGTGATGTCGTCGAACGCCTGTGCGACGGTCCTGGCGACCTGTCCTATAGCCTGCCACATGCCGGAGGATGCGACGCCGGACAGGAAGTCCATGACGGCCTGCTTCACGGTGTTGACGGTGATGCGCAGCTGGTCGAAAACGCTCGCCAGGTCGTCCACGGCGGTGCCGCCGCTCAGCCCCTCGAGGCTCAGGCTTATCGCCTGCACTGCGAGGCGGATGCCGTTCGCCACGTCCGCCACCTTGTCGGAGAGGAAGCGGAAAGCGTTGGCGAACGCTGTGACGACGGTCTGGCTTCCTGTCATCGCGGTCACGCTGTCCATGACGCCGGATGCCGTCTTCCTGAGCATGCCCCATGCGTCGCCGAGCGCGTCACGCAGGTTCGTGACGGCGTTCGCGAACGCCTGGAAGCCTGCCGTCTGTTTGACCTTGCCGGCGAGATCCGTGACGGCGGCGCCCATTTTGTCGAACGCCTTGCGTGCGACGGTCACGGCTTTCGCCGCAGCGTCGCCCATGGGCCCGAACTTGGAGCTGATGCCGTTGATGGCGCCGGCGATCCTGTCCGTGCCGATCGCCTCGATGACCTTCTGCATGGCCTTCGCGACGCGGTTGCGCACGTTCTCCACGGCAGTGCCGATGCCCTGCGTGGCGGCCTTCGCCTGGTCGGCGAAGCTCGCGTACTGGCCGAGCCCCTGCTTGTCCAGGCGCATCACCGCCTGGTTGAAGTCGTCGAAGCTGACCGTGCCGGCTTTCATCGCGTCGTACAGGTCGTTGCCGTTCTTCCCTGCTCCGAGCATGGCTTCGGCGATCTGGTTGAGCTGGCCGGGCATGGCCGCCTGCACGCTGCGCCAGGCGGCCATGTCGACCTTCCCGGCGGCGAGCATCTGCGTGTACTGTGTGAGCGCGTTCTCCTGCTCGGCGGTGCTCGCGCCGCCCGCGAGCATCGCGTCGTTGAACGCGAGCGAGATGTTCGTCGCCTCGTCGAGGCTTTTCGTGAGCGGCGCGAGCTGCTGCACCATGCCCGCCATCGCGCTGGACGTTGTTGGCAGGCCGTCGAGCGCGCTGCTGATCTTGCGGATGCTTGCGCCCGCGTCCTCGGCGGAGTACCCGAGGTTCTTCATGACCTTGGGGAAGTTGTTCATCTGGTCGGCGCGGCTGATTGCGCTGCCGATGCTGCTGCTGACGGCGCTGACGGCCTTGCCGACGACGCTCTGCACGGCTCCGGCAATCGCGCCAGCCTTGGCGGACAGGCCGGAGAGCATGCCGCTTCCGGCTTTTCCGCCGGCGCTCTTGCCGGCGTTCTCGGCTGCGGAGTCGAACGCGTTGGCGATGGCCTTGCCAACTCCGGAGAGGGATGGCACGACCTGCACGTAAGCGGTCGCGACTGTGATTGCCATGATTGCCTCCTAGGTCATGTGCGCGGGCGACTGAGGATGTCGTCGATCTCGCTCGTGCTGATCGCGACGCGCCCCGCGTCCACCCGTTCGTGCCTTTCCCAGGGGCGTGGGATGCGGCCGCGCCATTTCGCTCCCCTGTGGCTGGCTTCCTTGGTCTTGCTCCACGCCGTGAAGCCTGTCGCGTCTGCTATCTGGGCGAGCAGGAGAGTCTGCACGTCCCATTCTGCGCGCGGGTCGATGCGCCGCCACACGAGCGCCTGCTCGGGCAGGTTCGCGGCTAGGTCGGCGGCGCGCCGGATGCGCAGCCCGTGCCCGAGCTCGTCGAGGTCGAGCCCGTAGAAGCGTTGCATGTCGGCGCGCAAAGCGTCAGGGCATGCGTCGAGCATGCCCATGAGCGTCAGGATTTTGGGGCGGCCTCCTGGAGCACCTGTTCGACGAACTTCTCGACGGTCTCCATGCTCGTGCGCCCGGTCTGCGGGTCCTTGAGCGCCTGGCTGATCTCATGGACGCTGAGCCCGGTCAGGTCACGCAGGAACGGGACGATGGCGAACGGGTCGCCGCCCTCGTTCGCGTGCTGGAGGTTCCACAGGGATTCGACGAACTCGAGGTCGTCGAATCGTGACACGTCCACGTCGAGCTCCAAGCCCATGACGTTCATGTGCCGGGGCTTGTCCGGCGGCTGCACCTTGGGCTTGTGGTCTTCAGTCTGCTTCCTTGCTGTCATTGCTTCCCCTTTGGATAAGTGGTGCCGCGCCCCTCGTGAGGCTGGGTGCGCGGCGAGCGTCCGCCCGTCCTGTGTCAGGACTCGGAGGGCTTCGTGGATGTCGTGGATGCGGTCGCGATGTACTCGCGGCTCGTGTCGCCGTCGATGAGCGGCGACGGGTTCGCGGTGAACGTCAGGTCGTAGACGATCGCGTCGCCGCTGTCATACTGGGTGTCGCCGATCTCGGTGAGGACGGCGTCCGGGATGACGATGCGCTTGACTCGGTTGCCGGTGAGAAGCAGTTCGAGAACGAGCACGAGGCTCTCGCCCTTGGGCATCTTGTGGCGGATCTTGAGCGCATCCGTGCCGGTCACCGCGTCGGTGCCGTAGCGCAGCTTCATCGCGTCGGCGTTCGTCTCGAGGAGCGACAGCTGGAACGTCTCGCTGTAGCTCGTGATCTCGTTGAGCACCTGCGTGCCGTTCATGTCGTTCACGCTCGTCGTGTCCGTGTCGACGCTGTTCGTGACGCCGTCCTCCGACGTGTAGCCGGGCGTGCGGTACGCGTCCGGCAGCGCGGTGGTCGCGTCTGTCGGCAGCTCGGTGCCGGACGGCGCCCACCACAGCAGGCCGGTGGCCTTGCTGCGTCCTAGCGACACGTTCGCCTTGTTGACGGTCTTTCCTGAAGTGTCAGCCATGTTTCCTCCTTGGTCGCTTCAGATTCTGAGAATTCCTGCGGGTCATGCGCGGGCGCGCACGACCTGCATGTTCGCCTGGTACCGGGGTCGTTGAGGCGGCCCCGGGTCAGGGTTCGGGTAGACGCTGAGGACTTCCACGCGCGCGATGTCAGGCTCGCCCCACATCTCCTCGAGACGCGGCAGCACGAGCCCCATCATCCAGTTGCCCGCGTCCTGCAGCGTGGGCGCTGTCACCTTCACGGTGAGGGTCGCCGTGTCACGCCAGGGTTCGAGCGAACCACCGGCACGGCTCACGGTGGTGAAACCGTCGGCCGTGCCGGCATGCGGTTCGACGCACGCGGCTGGGCATGTCCAGGCGATGGCCTTGTCGGCGTTGAGCCATTCGCAGCATTCCACTTCGATGAGCTTCACTGCGTGCCCCCGACGGCGGCCTTGAGGAGCGTGTCGTTCTCCTGGTTGTCGAACATCGCGTCCACGCTCCCCGGCTCGTAGTGGCCGGTCGTGGCGAGAGCGACGACGCCCTGCTTGGTCTGCATGGCGGGCACGCCCGCGTAGTGCGCGGCTTCGCGTTTCTTGAGACGGTTGGCGCGGTCCGCGATCTGCTCGGCGGCTTCGGTGACCGCCTGGCGGGTCTCCCCGCTCTGGCGGATCGCTTGGAATCCGGCGTAGTTGAGTTTCACGTGGCTTTTGCCCATGTCAGTCCTCCTCGCGTGTGATGGTGACGGCCATCGGGTGGAATCCGGTGGGTGTCATGCCGCCGCCTGTGGTGGGCTTGGGGTCGCCGACCACGTGCCATGCGGTGCCGTCGCCTGTGGTTATTGTCGCGCCTTTGAGGCTGCGCGCCTCCCATGAGCGGCTGATGTACAGCGTGCGTGTCAGGTGCGTGCCTGTTGGGCGTTCCGCGTCGCTGGGCGTGCTCTGCCCGCTGTCGGTGAGGATGCCTGTCGTGGCTTCCACGGTCGTGCGGGTCTGGTGCTCGCCTGTCGGCAGGAGCGCGTCGAGCGTGGTGCGGGTGCTGATGGTGATCGGTTCGCCGGTGATCATTCCACGCCGCCCATCGGGATCGTGAATGCCGTCTGCACGCCGATGCCGAGCGCCTGCTTCTCGGCGCGTGTGAGCCACAGGCTTCCCGCTCCGCCTCCGTCCGCCGAGCCCCATGTCATGCTTTCGCTGACGGGCCCGACGCTTTGCGTGCTCTGGGTGACGCCGCTCATGCCTGTGCCGGCGTCCATGCAGCGGATGACCATCGCGCACGTGATGCGCGTGAGGGTCTGTGCGCTGCATGACTTCCAGCGGCTTCCGGGCTGGGTGCGGATGATGTCGCTCGCGTCCGCGAGCAGGCTCGCGGCGCGCGTGGTCTCCTCGGTGGTGAGGGTGCGCCATCTGGCGGCGACGTCATCGACGGCGGCGAACGCTGTCTGGTCGCTCATCGCCTGCCGCCTGTCACTTGCCGGCGGAGGCTGCGTCGGCGGCCTTCACGATGGCGAAGCGAGCCGGATCCACGTACCACGCGTACAGCATCTCCAGTCGGTAGGCGACCTGATTGTGGCGCTTCAAATCGCCCAGGCCGTCGGGGTCGCCGTAGGAGATGAGCTCGAGCGGCAGGTTCTTCTGGATGCCCCAGTAGATGCCGCCCGCATAATCGCCGACGATGGCTTCCACGCCGGTCGCCGTCGCAGCCTCCGGCGCGTTCACGGTCGTGGTGACGCTCGCCTTGGTGCCCTTGAACGCGGTGATCGCGGTGCCGTAGCCCAATTCCGGGTAGAGCGGGTGGCCTTGCTTGTCTCGCGTCGTGGCGAGCGCGAAGGCTTCGGGCTTGCTCAGGGCGATGCCGTTCACGTCGTAGCCTTCGCCGTCGTTGAGGACGAGGCCGATGGCCTTCTCGATGTCCGCGTCCGCGTCACCCGTGTCGGTCACGGTCTTCGTGGTGGCGGTCAGGTAGTTCGTCCACCCGGTCATGACCGCGCCGGTGCTGGGGTTGATGCGGTGGAAGACGCCGAGGTCGAGTGCGCGGCTCAAGGCGGTCGCGCCCGCGTCGGCGATCGCCTGGAAGACGCCGACCTTGCGGTCCTCGTCGGCCCAGAGGACTTCCTCGTCGAATCGGACGGTGACCTGCGCCTTGTGCGGCACTGCGGTGACGGTGCCGAACTCCACGTCCGCCGGCGCCTTGGCGGCGCCCTCCTCGACGAATTCGGCGCGCGGATGCTTCGTGAAGGTCACGACCTGCGTGTTGCCGAAGAGAAGCGGCTTGCTGGCGGACAGGGCGGCGACGGCGGAACCCGTCTCGACCTTGTCGATGAGTCCCTGCGCGAGGTTCGCGGGCAGGGACAATGCGCCCGTGGTCACGGTTGTTGCCATGATGGCTCCTTACTTGTTGGTTCGCCGGGGTTTAATGCCCGGCATGCTGGTTGACTTTCGCCAGGAAGGCGGCTGCGCCCGACGGTTGCGGTGCGGCAGGCTCGCGGGACTGGTCGCCCATGCCCGTGCGACGCGCTCCCGTCTGTGCGAACGCCTGGAGTGTCTTCGCTGCTTCGGCGAGCTTGTCCTCGCTGTCCGCTTTGACGATGTTGAGCACGTCGACGGGGATGCCGGTCTCGCCGCTGACCTTGCCGATGGTCTTCTCCCATGCCTGCGCGGCGTTCAGCTTGTCCAGCTGTGCTTGCAGTTGGTCGGCCTTCTCGGCTTTCTCACGCAGCTGGTCGGCCTGTTCGGCCTTCTCATGGTTGGCTTTGGCGAGTTTCTCCCACTTGCGGGCCTGCGCCTTCCAGTCGATCGTCGTGTCCGGGTCGCCGTGCGGTTCCACCGGGTCAGCAGGTGCCTGAGATGGCTGTTGCTGTTGCTGTTGTGCGGCACCCTGCGTGGGTTCCTGCGTGGGTTCGTTCTGAGGCGTGCTGCTGGTGTTGTCAGGCATTCCGATGCCCCTTCCTGTTGTTTTGTTGGCCCGTGCGGGCGTCTGTCCGGTAGCCGTGCGGCACCGGTTTTCGTGGCCGGCCATGGAATCGCACCATGGCGCGCGGATGCGGTGTATGGAGAAGGATCCCGCGTGTAGGGCACTGGCCCCGGCCAAAAACACGAGACCCCAGCAGAATCCGCTGGGGTCGGTAAAAGAAAAGCCGCCCGAAGGCGGCATGCGAAAGAACGCTGGCTCAGATGACCGCTAGGATGACCGCGACCACGTACAGCACGGCGGAGACAACCCACGGGACCACATAGGCCAGCCTTCCCTTGGGTTTCGTCACCAAGGCGAGGAGACCGGCGAGCGCGGAGAAACTGGCGACAGTCACCGCGTTCACCAGCACGATCTTCGACAGGTCGGCGGAAGCCAACCCGATGTTCACGTTCACCAGAGTGAACACGGCCGCGATGACCGCCATAATGGTCATGACGTTGCCGTAGATGCGTGACTCCATCGCCTTGATGTCGTCCACCTTCGCATCAAGCTCCCTCATCTGCTTGGAATACCGCCGCTCATAGTCACCCATGCCACGGTAATCCATCTCGCCGGAGAAGGAACCGGAATAAGGGTGCTCCACCTCCCCCTCGACCGGGCTGAACATCACCTGTGCGAACGAATCATCCTTCGTAAGCTCTATCGCGTCGGCGCTGACGTTCGTCAAGCGGAAGAAGACGCGAGTGGAATGCCCGGGGAAGTACACGGGAGCCGCGAGTTGCAAACCCTGTCTGATGCGCGAATTCCTCAACGTGACCGTCGCACAGACGTTACCGGGCAAGGCCAGCGTCTCGACGCTGCCGACGAACACAGATTCGCCCGGCTGGAGCGTGACCGAAGCCACACCGTCCTCGTCCTCGGAACGATAGAACCCGCGAGTCCTAAGGTCATAGGAAACCGGGCCGACCCCATCCGGGTCCGCCGACAGGATGACACCGCTTTGAATCAAGTCCCTGATCTTCGTGTCACTGTAAACCATCCCGACTCCTTGCCTAGTGTTTTTTTAACACTAATTTACACAGCAACCAACAAAAACAGCAAGCCGCGCGCCAATCATGGCAGTGGAGCACGACCGGGAATCAGCTCTGGGATTCCGTTGGCGGAGTCATCTTGGTGAATGTTTTGTCAAAATTCCCATGATTGAGGATGCAACGATAGTGCTCAGCCACGGTCAGCGGCTCAGCAGAGTCGAACCTGCGATCCGTCGGGTAAGGTATCGATGCCATCGGAATCTGATAGGAGAGCAGACCACCGGGGAATATCACCGGGCGACCGGTCGCACGCCATACGAGAGCGCAGTGACCTCCAGACTCCCCCCAAGCGAATTCATCCCTATCGTCAAGCTCAAGCCAAGAAGCCGGCGCCGGGTCATCACCAGTGAATGCATCAATACGCTCGCCGTATGGAGGAAGATTCTCGTTACTCATCTAACGCCCCCGATTGTCAATGAATGCATCAACTATATCCGAGCTCTGCCGCCGTAACGTGCTGTGGCATGCTGGCGACGAGCTGCCGCTCCCTGTCCGACAACTCCCATACATGCGCCGCCGCACGCTCAGCCGCCGCACGCCATCGGGCCGTCCCCGGATTTGCACCGGGACGCGGGGCCATGGGCAACCACGCGCGCACTCCACGACAGCCAAGACACCCCGCCACACGGGCGTGGCACGGTGCTTCAGGATTCCCCGCGGCTATCGGCGACGATCTCCGCGGCACGGTCGCCCAAATGGAAGCGGAGGCGCTTCCTCAGCACATCCGCGTACTCGCGCATCGCATACGCCTGGTCGGACAGGAGGCCACCCTCTCCGGACTTTTCCAGTTCGCTGTAATGCGACTCCCTGTACTTCGCGAGACGCTCCATCCTGCCCGTGAGCTCCCTGTACTCGTCGACCATGCGCTTCAGATACCCGGGAATGTCATCCGACATGACCCCCACCTTCCTTTCAGACGTCTTTCCTCCATCCGGCTCGTACACGCGGTCGGGGGCCGCATCGTAATGCCTGACGTGCACGCCGCCGGACGCGGCTCTCGTGACCTCGTACAGGCGGTCGTCCGCCGGGTCGTCCGTGATGGCGAAGCACGACCACGCGCCCAGAAGGTACGTGTACGACTTCACCAGCACGGCGACCCCATCGCCATACTCCACTCCCAGCGCGGAGCGCGCATACCAGCGCACGGCCCCGTCCACAACATCGACAACACCCATCGGTGTCCTCCTTCGGATATGCAAAAACCCCGCAGAATCTGCGGGGCAGGTAATAGAAAAGCCGCCAGAAGGCGGCTGGAATACATAAGAAGAATATGAGACGGCTAGACTGTCCGGCCGGCATCGCCCTTCGGGCGAATCAGGGCCGCGTACTTCTCCGGGAGCGCAACCGGCTTGCGAGTACTGAGCGCTTCATGAAACTCGGGATTGCCGACATCGAAATACTTCCACTCGCCGTCGTCCTTGTGAATGATTGCTGACACGCCGAACGGGTTCACCGGTTGGTCTTCCGTCCACCCGCTGGGCTCGACGTTGAAAAACCATCCACCTGGATATTCGTAGGCGGCGGAGAACACCGCGCCTGGGAATGCAGCCGCGACGATGTCGCACGCCTGCTCGTATGTGATCATTTATGTCGCCTCCTCGCACAGCCTGCGGATAATTGGGATGTCCGGCTCCTTGCCGTCTATCCTCATGATAGTCGTTCTCCCCGGCATGGCATCAGCGAAGTACCATCCCACGTTGTAGTCGCCGGTCTGCGGGTCCATGAAATGCACCACGCCCTTGATGTTCTCAGCGATGAACGCATGGCCACGCCCATTGCCCCAGTCGACGTAGACGACGCCGCACCCGCCATCGCCCCATGACTTCGCCGTAGCCTCCGCCTCGTCGCGTCCGGCGCACGGTATCTCCCGCACGCCCTTGAACGCCTCGCGCCAATGCCTCACTCCCCAGTCGGTCGATGAAAGAGCGCCGTTTGCCGTCACTTCGCATGCCGTCGCATGGACTGCGTAGCCGAGGCGGCGCATGCGGTACGCGACGACGCACCGCTGGCAGTTGTTCCGCCACTCGGGTCCTTCGTCGAAACGCGGGTTCGTACCATCCAGGCATGACTTCAGCGACGCATCGCCCAACTGACTGCGGAACACGCCGTGCGTGTCACGCGCAATCGCACTGCCGACCAAGGAGTCGGACACGCCGCCAGCCTCTCGCATGCGCGAGAGCGCGTCCCTGTACGATGCGCCGGCTGGAAGCCCTGCCTTCGCCTGCAGGTAGATCGCGTTCAGCTTGTCGGGATCATACCCGGAGAGCTTCGCCTCGCCCCATGTGGGCACCGGCTCGCAATCGCAATGGTTGTGGTACGTGTTGCCGAGTCCGCCGCCGGCGGCATCCTCGCTTGTGTAGACGAACCCGCGGCCGGCGAGCATCGTGCAGAACGCACAGGTCACGCGGCCGCGGGGCACGCGCGCCCAACGGGGCTTGGTCGGGTCTCCCGCGATGTCCGCCATCTGCCGGCGCTGCGCCGCATGCGCGGCGAGGCTGCGGAAGAAATCCGCGTAAGCCTGCTGCATGTCGTCGATGCCCATGCCGGCGGTCTTCGGCAGCAGGTCCATGATGGTGACGCCGCTGCGCGCCTTCCCGGCCATCACCTGCCCATATGTCAGGCCGTTGTAGTCGGTGTTGGAGAAGCCTTTCTGCACGTCCCACATGACGCGCGTCCAGTCCTCCAGGTCAGGCAGCGCGTACTCCGGGAATTCACGGCCGGCCGCCTGCTGCCATGCCTGGCGCTGCGCGCCATACCTGGCATCCGCAGCCTCCTGCGCGACCTGGACGATGTTGCGGGCCGCTTCGACGATGGTGTCCGGGTCGGTCAACGCGAGCGACTTGTCGGGATCGTCGAAGTCGAACAGGTCGCTGACGGCAAGGTCGGCGTACTCGTCGAGGGCGTCCATCGTCCGCTGGTGGTCCTTGCGCGAGGCGTCGAGCATGGTCTCGAGGCTCTTGCGTTCCTTGGCGGACAGGCTCAGATTCGACCAGTCCGTCATCGCGCACCACCATTCCGTTTACTTGCTATCGTCGCGTAGGCTGACGGGGATCATGCCGGTGAAGTCGATGCCGTCAAGCCCGAGCTTTGCCGCCGCACTCTGCGGGCTGACTCCGGATCTGATCGCCACACCAAGCGCGTCGAACGCCGTCTTCAACTCAGACGCCCCCCAGTTTTCAGAGGGCTTGGCGGAAGACTGTTGTGTGCCGCCGGTACCGGCGTCTGCCGTCGCCGTGCCCGTCTGGCCTTGTTCCGGCTGGTTGACCGACTGGCGGAGCGCGTCGAGCGTGTCCTGGGCGCGCTGCCTGGACTCCCATGCCTTGACGCTCTTGATCTCAGCCTCGCTAAGTCCGAGGTGGCGGCGTCCCACGTCGCTCTTTGCGACCGCCTCGTCGACGCTGCCGACCTTCGTCAGCCAGTCCGCCTTCGCGGCATCCGAACTGACGTTCACCGGATCCCACACGGGGGTGATTCCGGACAGGTCAACGTCCGCGAGCTGCTTGTAGCCGCCTTGCATGTAGATTGCGACGCGCATCAATTGCATCAGCTGGCCGGTGAACTCGCGGTTCTGCCGTTCGGCGATGCGACTCAACCGCTGCTCCGCCGCGTTGATGGCCTCCACGCTCGTCGGGTTCGACAGGCGGATGCCGAGCGCCTCGGCGGGGATATCCGTCGCGCTGGACACCATCATCGCGATCGTCTCGAGCATCGAACTGTACGGCGTCATGCTCGCCTGCTGGAGCTGCTGGACAGTCGGCACAAGCCCGTCCTCGTCACGCGATACGGCGTTGATGCTCGTCATCAGGCGGCTCCACTTGCTGCCCTGGAACGCGTCCGGGTCCAGGCCAAGGAACCACACGCGCGGCGACGCGTAGAAGGCGGCAGAGGTGTCCATCTCGGTCATCGTCCTGAACCCCATGTCCGTGAGCGCCATGAGGGTGCGGCTGATTCTCGACCGTCCGAACGGACGGTCCAATTGCCTGTCGAATGCGATCGGGACGACAGGCGTGACCGGGCATGCGGGGTCGCGCCACGTGCATGCGGCGCTCCACCCCGTCCCGTCTGCCGTCAGCTCCCAGGCGCGGCCTGGAAGCCACAAGGTCATCGCGGTCGCCCTGCCGAGCCTGTCGTTCTCGGTGACCGTCAGCGCGCAGCGTATGCGGTTGCGGCGCCTGTCCCAGACCGCCGCGCTCCAATCCGCGGCGCGGGCGACGACCTGCACGTCACGCGTCTCCGCATCCGGATACACCGTCAGGAAAGCGCACGAATGCTTGTAGGCGGAGGTGATGGCCTGCCCCATCATGGGGACGAGACCGACACGGTCCGCCAGTTCGACGACGCCGGGGTCGTCGACGTTGGGGTCGATGTTGAATCCTGCGAGCACGCTCTTGTCTGCGAGGCTGCTGACCGCCTTGCGCGGCCAGTCCACCGGACAGGAAGCGTTGGCGCGCATCGACTCGGGGATGGACCCCGCGATGTCGTGCAGCATCTCCTTCCCGTCGTAATACATCGTGCGCAATGCGTTGCGCGCGTAATGCTCATGCCAGACGCGGGAGAGGACCTGCAGCCAGTGGAGCTCCTCATCGCCGAACGCGTCGGCACGGTCCGCGGCGTGCACGTTGCCGACCGTCAGCGGCGCGGCAAGCCAGTCACGCCCCTCGTCGGCCTTCCATTCAAGCGAATAAACCAAAATGCTCCTCCTGTAAGCCTGGCGGCCAACGATCAGCCGACGGACTGCCGGCGCCCAGGGTGACGTGTCGAAGTGAAAGCCCCGTGCAACGCAAGCGTCACCGCGACGAGCGGGCTGATGTCCACGTCAATCCCCGACCGTTGCCATGCGGTCATGCCGCCATGCCCGACCGGACGCAATGTCACGGCGAGCGCCGCATCGGCGAGCGCCGGCTGCTCGGTGTCCGGCAGGTGGGTGACGGTGCGGGCGGCGAGCATGTCGAGCATGCGGCCTGTCGCCTGCCCGAGTTCGCGCGCGCCGGTCACGGTGACCTTGACGTGCCTTGCGCGCAGGTCCGGCAGGAGGCTGAGCGCCGGGCTTTGCGTGTCGATGACGACCGCGGCCGTGCGCGGCCAGCGTTCGGCCAGCCAGTCGACCGCCCACATGCTGCCATGCTCGTGCGTCGAGCGGCATTCGGCGAGTTCCACGTGCGCCGTCCCGTCGGGGTAGCGCATGCATGCGCCGATGCTGATCTCGCTGCGGTCGGGAGGCATGTCGATGCCGAAGCTGACGGTGCCGCCGTCACGCCGTGCGGGGACGCTGGTCGCATCCCACGTGTCCCGGCCGATGACGCCGGCCGCCCCGGTCTCATCCCAGATGCCGAGAGCCTCGCGGCGGAAATCATCCTCCGGCAGCAGCTGCCTCATGCGGATGATGCTGTCCTCGCCAGTCCTGGCTGGGTAGCTTGGGTTCGCTTTCGCCCATGCGTCGCGGTCGTCGCTGTCGCAATCACGAGGCGCGGCAAGCTCGATGTAGGCCATGCCTGTCACGTTGCCTGCGAGCGCCTGCCGACGTTTCATCGCGAACACGTCAGACGGGTCGCCCGGCTTGGGCGGGTTCCCCAGGAACACGGCCAGCGGGTCGCTCGCGGTGTTCATGACCGGAATCATGTTCGACAAAGCCCTGTCCGTGAGGATCTGGCTTTCATCGAACACCTCCACGTCAGCGCCATGGAGGCCGCGTCCGAAGCCGTTCTCGCGGGCGCCGAACATGATGCGCGAGCCGTTCGCGAACACCAGCTCCTGCTGGCCGTTCGCGCGCCTGATGTGGTCGATGTGGCGGGCGACCGCAGGCATCTGCGCCAGGGAGCACATGTCGGCGAAGGTCTCGTCGCTCGTGCGTGTGTGGTGCGCGGTCCAGATGACCTTCAGCCCTGGCGAGAGCATGCACTTGACGAAGAACGCGGTGCCGAGGGTGAACGTCTTCCCGATCTGACGACATGAGCTGACGGTGAGGCCGCCCTGCCCGCAGCAGTAGCGGCCTCCGCTGTCACGGCTGAAAAGAATCCAGAGGAGGCCTTGCTGCCAGAGGTCGTAGTCGATGCCCATGCGGGAGGCGACTATCCTGATGCGGTCGAAGTCGCTTCTGACGGCCTCGGCCTCCGGCCATTCCAAGACCGCGGCGACCTCAGACAACCGCCTTTCCCGCTCCATCGTCCGCCTCCTGTGTCAAGTCTCGCGAGTCCAGACCGTCTCCCGCGTCGAGGAGCGGGTCGCCGCCCTCGAGCCGGTCGAGACGTTCCACGACCGCGATCAGCTGACGGCTGATAGCCGCCAGTGCATTCGCCGGCGTATCAGGGTCATCCAAAGCCTTGGAGAGGCGGTCGCGGTTGCGGCGCAGCACGTCCTCGAGGCTCTCGTCCATCATGCGTCTGAATTCGTCACGGCTCAGATCCGGGCGTTCCTTCGCCTTCTTCGGCGCTGGCTTCGCGGTCTCGGGCTTCGCGGCTTCTGGCGCGCGCCTGGTTATGTTCGCGGGCTTCGGAGCCTCAGCGGGCTGAGGCATCGTGCCGTTCTTCCTGGCCTTGCGTGCCTTGACCTTCGCTTTGTTGCGGCATTTCACCGAGCAGTACTTCTGCGGCTTGCCGCCGCCGCGCGGGCGGAATCCGGATCCGCATATTACGCATTTCATCACTAGCTCCGTTCCGTTCGGTCCTTCCGTGGTTCCGTCCCGTTCCTTTGGGAGGGGTATCGGCCCTTTGCCCGGGGGGGCTGTGCCGCCCGCCCGGGGGTCACCCGCCCACCCCCTGCCTGGGCTACCAGGCGCTCGGCTTGTTGGCTCTCTCGCTTGCGCGCCAAGCCGTGCGGTTGCCTTGCATGCCTTGCATTGCTTGTGGTGTCTTGTTTCCTCTGCGTTCGTTGCAGATCCTGTGTGCGAGCCGGACGTTGGACCAGTCGAGTGGGTCGCCGCCGCGGCTGACGGGGATGACCTCGTCGACTTCGCCGCTCCATGGGTGGCCGGGCGGAAGCGTCTTGTCGACTGGCCGTCCGCAGAGCCAGCAGGTGTCGTAGGCTGCGAGGACTCGTTTGCGCAGGCGTGTGCGGCGGCTGCCGTTGCGACGGCGGGGGTTGCTCTTGGATTGTCGTGTCATGGTGGGGCCTCCGGTGTCGGGCCGGGTTCGCCGTGCATGGTGGTGGGGGTGGTTGTCATGCCCGCTGGCGGTGGCGTGTCCAGGGTGGTGCCGCCGGCGGTGGCGTCGCTTCCTTGTGCGGGCCCCGCGCTCCCCTGGCGTTGTTGGCTGCCTAGGGTATGCGAAAAGCCAGCCCTTACGGTACTGGCTTATGTTAGTCAGCTTAGAGGCGCAATCGGTTTGTGTCAAGTGGTTTGCGTGTCGCGTGTGGCGTGGTGCTTGGGCAGGTCTCCGACGGTGTCATGTGTTGTCCTCCGGTCTTGGATGGCGTCGAGGATGGCTTGCATGCTGGTCTGCCATTGGGTGCCGTCGGGTGTGCGTTGTGCGGTGAGTTTGCCGCGTCGGATCCAGTCGCTGACCTGGTGACCGGTGGTGCGGATGCCTGTGGTGGCGGTGGTCCATCGGGCTATCTGGCTGGGCGTGCCTTGGATGGTGTTTGCTTGGAGGGTCTGGGCGATGCGGGTGGCGCGCCGTGTTTTGAGCCATTGCGTGTCCCATTGGCTGTGGCATGTGGGGCATGTGATGACCGTCTCGCTGTCTTGTGCGAAGAGGGGTTGGTGGCATTGGGGGCATTCGCCGATGGCGTGGGTGTCTTCCGTGGGGTCGGTCATGCGCCATGTCCTGGCGATTGTGTTGATGGTGGTGCGCATGGCTGTTGCTGCTTGGTCGGTCTGGCTGATGTGGGGCAGGTTGGCGAGGATCGTGTTGAGGAGGCGTGGCCAGTGTGTTTCGGTGGCGAGCTTCTGGTCGTGGAGGGTGGCGATCCAGTTGAGCAGGCTGGTGATCTCCTGCATTTGGTCTTGGGCGGTCCAGTCGATTGGCTGGGGTGTGGTCGCGTGCGTGCTCCTGCCGGCATCGTGGCTGGTGTGTGTCTGCCGCCAGGCTTTGAGTTGGAGGGCTTGTATGGCGAGTGGGATGGCGTGGAGTGCGTTCCTCCATTCGCCTTGGCAGTGCCGGCAGAGTCCTGGGTGGTTGGTTGGTGTGAGGCATGCGGGGCAGTGTGTGGTGGTGGTCATCGTGTCTCCTTGTGTGCTGCGTGGGTGAGCCGGTTTGCCACGGATGCGTGGCAGACGGGGCACGCCTGCGCCGTGATGGTGCCGTCGAGGTGCGCGGTGACCTGGTCGCGCGTGCATTTGCCTGGGCGCAGGCTGTAGCTGCTCCCGTCTGGCATGGTCACGACCTGTTCGCTGCCGTTCATGGTGTACATCCGGTCTCCTTCCTTCCCTGGCTTTGATGCGCCTCCCCCCGTGGGGGGCTTTAGGGGGTTGTCTTTTTCCTTGTCTTTTTCCTTGTCTTTTTCCTTGTTTCTATTGGGTGACATGGTTGTCACCCCGTGAGTACCCGATTTGTCACCCCGTGGCGCCCGATTTGTCACCCCGTGAGTACCCGATTTGTCACCCCGTGGAAGCGGGGTGCCCGATTTGTCACCCCGCTCACCCGCCGGCGCAAGCATCCGCAACGCTTTGCGGGCGCACTCATACTCACGGACGGTCTTCTTGAGGTCCCCGCGGAGGAACTCATCCGGCACGTCGAGCCTCCAGACAGCCGGCGCCCTGTCAGGCCTCGCCTTGCCAAAATCAGCGGCGGACCCGACATAGGCGATGAACCCACCGTCTTCGAGCCTGCGCAGCAGGCGCTGCACGTTCCGCTCGCTCATGCCGAGCTCCGCCGCCACGGTCGAGACGCTCGGCCATGACAGGCCGTCCGAATCGGCACGAAGCGCGAGATAGATCAGCACGCACCGCATGCCAGGGTTCGCGCATCCGCTGAACCGGATCGCCCACAGTGCAGCCCTCGTGCTCATCGTCCCCACCACCTTTCATTCGCTTGTCATTCGGCGCGCATGCGCGTGATCTGGCGGCGCATGCTGCGCATGATCCACGCGACGTCGGCAGGCGTCAGCCCATCGGCCTGCGCCGTCTTGGCGCGCGCCTTCTCACGCTGCCGCCTTTTCTTCAACCGCGCCTTCTCCCGGTCGCGGTCGCGCTGCAAGCCCACGCATTCCCCGCGGCCGCAGCACACCGGGGAATCACCGTTCGCGTGGAACATGTACGATCTCCCGCAGAACTCGCAGACCCTCGTTCCCATCGCCTTCTCCTTCCCTGGTCATGCGGCGCGCATGCGCCTCACGATGGGCATGCCATCGCCATTGCACGCCCATTCGGCGCACCACCGTGACTCGATGGTGCTCACGCCATCGGCGCACGCGGTGTCGCCCGCCATGTGCCTCTTTTCACGTTGCGCGGCGGTGCGCTCCTCCCTGCGGGCGCGCAGGCATGCGCGCCGCCCGCAGCAGCAGCCCGTCGTCCCAGGCGACACGAACCGCCTGCCGCAATAACGGCAGACCCTCACATGGCTCGCCATTGTCGGATCTCCCTCCAGCTGGTGGCGATCGCGATGATCGCCTCGCTGGGAGTGATCGCCGGGATGTATGGGTCGCTCCGCGTCCATCCGCGTGGCTCCCCCGGTCGCACCTGGAGGATCTCGCGGATGTGACGGTCCCATGCGGCACGCTCCTCGGCGTGCGAGGCGAGCCACCTGCGGTCGCGGTCACGCTGCCGCGCCTGGCATGCGCCCTGGCTGCATGCGCCGCGCACCTTGCCAGCCGTGGCGGCGGTGAGCTGGCGGCCGCACCAATGGCAGCGCGCGTCACACACCGTCATCGCACCCACCGTCTTCCGGCCCGAGCTCGACGCAGTGGTTGAGGATGCGGGCGAACGTCTCGAGGGTCATGGTCACCCACTGCGAGCCGACGCCCTCGCGTGACTGGATGCCGACGCCGCTGCGCTTGTGGACGACGACGGGGAGGATGCCGTCGGCATTGCCTGCCTCGGTCTCCGCCTCGCGCATCCATTCGGCGAGCTCCATGCGCCGATGCGACTTCGCCTCGATGGTGACGGGCTCGCCGTCGATGATGACGCCGCCGATGTCACCCCGGTCCCTGGACCCGTGGAGCGATTCACGGTGGATCGTCTTGTCGTCGAGAGCCCATTGCAGCCATCGGGTGACGGCCGTCTCGAATGCCGTGCCCTTCTGCTTCTGCCTGCTCATCAGTGCCTCCGTCTCCATGCCGCGCGCATGAGCGGCGGCGTGTCCTGCGGGCTGTGCGTGTGGCGTGGCATCCACGCGCCGCACAACCCGCACCATTCGCATCCATGCGACGCCTCCCACGGGCGGAGCGTCAGAATTCCGCGTCGCCCCATGGGTCGCCTCCCGTCGCCTTGTCGCCTCCGAAGCCGCCGAACACCCGCGCTCCCTGCGACGTGGCGCCATCAGCGAATCCCTGAGCCTGAGCCTGAGCCGACCAGTTGCCCTGGGAAGGGGACGCCGGACGCCAGGACAGGTCGAGTCCGATGGCGTCAACCTCGAGGCGCAGGCTATGCCGGTTGTTGCCGTCACGGTCCGTCCAGTCGTTCTCGGCGATGGTTCCCGTCGCGATGACAGGCTGTCCCTTCCGCAGGCTCCCGGCGACGTTCGTGGCGAGCGTGCGCTTGCCACGGTCCCATGCCTGGCATTCGAGCCACAGGGTCGTGCCGTCGACCCATTCGCCCCGCTGCCTGTCATATCGGCGCGGCGTGTACGCGACGGTGAAATTGCAGACGGTCGCCTGCCCTGCCCGCTTGAGCTCGGGGTCGCGTGCGAGCCTTCCCGTGACCGTCAGACGCGGTCCGTCACTCATCGGTCCCCTCCTTCGTGTCTGTGGGCGTCGCGTCGGTCGCGTCAGCCTGCGGGGTCGCGTCCCGGGGCTCCTGCCTGTGCAGGCTGCGCACGGCATTGGCGATTGCCTGCTCGGTGTGCGCTCCGTCGGCGGCGAGGCTGAGCGCCTCCCCGTCGGTGAGCCCGTCAGTGTCGGCGAGCCCGTCACGACCGGTGAGGTCCTTCAAGACGAGCATCGCCTGTGCGGCGCTCCTCACGCCGGCGCGCGCCATGCTCCCGTGAACCCACGCCCTGGCTTCCATAGGGTCCATGGCGGCGTCCTGCGCGTCGTCCATGCCGAACCCGTCCACTTGCCCGGGGTCGTCGGGTTCGACGCCCAGAGGGGCGTTCAAGTCGCTCTGAGGGGCATGCGTGGGCGGAGCGTCCGGCACGACGCGCGCCGTGACATGCTGCGCCGATGATTGGATTTCCTCCGGCGTGTAAGCCAAGCCGAGCACCACGTCCGGCACCGCCAGGCGCGCCGCGCTCGTCAACGCACGCCAGCTGAGCATCGTCATCGGATCCTTAGCCCACATGCCGCGCCCGGCGAGCCCCATGCGCTTGGCACGGTCCATGCTCCACGTCTCCGTCACGCTGCTCCCGTCGTCCGCGCGCGTGATCGTGCACGACACGACCAGGCGCTTCTCGTCGCGCTGGTAGTCGATGCGATGGCCTGCGCGGCGGATGAGCGCCGCGATGAGCATCGCGCTGGCGGTCGGCGTGCCGTTGATGACGTTGATGCTCGTGAGCGCGCTGATAGGCTCGATGCCCATGCTCTTGCCGAGCATGACCGCGCCGAGCACGTCGGCCGGGTTGCCGTTGAATCGCTTCGCGAACATCGCGCTGTGGCTCAGCGCCTTCGCCATCTGCATGTCGGTTCGCAGCTCGATCTCGTCGAGCTCCTGCTTGCTCATCTCACGCCCGTCGGGGCGCTTCTCGATTTCCTGCGTCATTGCTCAACATCTCCTTCGTTGGTGTCATGGTCGTTGTCGTGTGCCGTGCCGGCGGGGTCGGCAGGCGGCATGATGAGCCGCACCGCGTCGCGGATGCCCTGCGCCGTCCATGCCCGGGTCACCACGCCGCGTTCGAGTCTCACGGTGACTGTCGCCGCACGTCCGCGCCGCACTTCCACGCCGGGCGGCAGCTCGCCGCCCGCGTTGCGCACGAGACGCGCGAGGAAGTCCTGCGACATTGCCTCGCTTTCGGGCACCCACCGCTTGACCGCGGCAGGCATGCCGCCGAGCATCGTCACCTGGTGCGCGGCGAGCCACCCGCCGAAAGCCACGGGGTCGGTCACCTCGAGCCTGTCGGGCTGGTCGCGTCCGATGGCGATCGTGCCGACCGTCCCGCCACCGGCTCCGCTGATGTCCTCCGTCATGCCCTGCCCGTGGTCGGGGCGCGCCTCCCACGCGTGGATGCGCGGCTTGAGCTCCATGTCGATGCGCTTGGCGAGCAGCTTGAGCAAGCCGATCTCGCGCTTGAGCTGCCAGTCAGGCGTCATGTCGAGCCTGTCCTGCATGCCGTCGTCTTCTCCCGCCATCATCTGGCTCCTTCCTGTTTGGTTTGTTTTGTCGGGTCGGGCCCTGTGCCGGCGAGCCATGCGGCGACCGCCTCCCAATGGGCGGCTTCGTTCGCGCATGGGTCCGAGCACCATGTCCGACCGGGCTTCGTCTTCATTCCGCAGACCGGGCAGTGCCATGGCGTCGGCGCTGGTCTCTTCTCGCGCCATTCGCGGAGGCGCCGCGCCCACTCCTGGCGCCGGTCGTCTCCCGCGATGCCGCCGGGCACGCCGCCTCCGCCATGCCCCTGCCCTGCGCGCATGGCTTCGATGTCGGCGCGGAACGCGTCAATCGTCTCCTGCGCCTGGCGCCCCCGCTCCATGCGGTCGCGCTTTTCGTCACGGATTGACTCCAACGCGTGGCGCATCCATGAGCGTCCCTGGTCGTCGGCGTCCCACTTCCGGCGGCATTCGGGGCTGCCGCAGATGCCGCCGCAGTTCGGCGACCACCGGTAGAGCAGCACGCCGCAATACTTGCAACGCCTGGGCTTCATGCCAGCTCCTTCCCCGATGCGTCATCCAGTGACATCAGGTCCATCGCCCTGACCTGCTCTTCCAAAGCCAGGCATGCGCGCTCGGCCCTGCCAAGGGCGGCGATGGTGTCCGGGTTTCCCGGAATGCATGAGGTCGTGCGGGCGATGTCCGCGACCGTGCCGGCCAGGCAGGCGACCGTCAGCGCCAGCATCCGCGTCTCGTCACTCCTCTGAATCGTCGTCATCGTCGTCGCCTCCCGTCCATGCGAGCCTCGGCCACATGCCGGCGAGGTTGGTCGCCTCGCTCGTGATGATGTCGTCGGCCGGCGTGACGATCGCAGCGCACGTCAACGCCTGCCGGCAGATGGGCAAGAGCCCTTGGTAGGCCGCCGGGACGTCGGCGCGCACGTCACGGGCGACGAGACCACCCACACAGCCGATGCCGTGGATCGCGGCGTGGGCCATGTGATGCGCCAGCCACGGGGTGTGCCCCGTCGCATGCGGGTCGCCCGCCGCCGGGAGTTCGTGCCCAGCCGCATCGAACCCATGTTCGAGCAGCCACCTGCGGGCGAGCTCCCAGCCGACGACCTCGCCCCACTGGCCCATCGCCCTCACCGCGGCGCACACCGCGTCCAGATCCTGATTACGCATCACCTGCCGCCCCCTTCCATCACGTGCATCCCACGGCCGGCACCGCCGCCCCCGGCGTCAGGCACTTCCAACGCCAGGACGAACACGATCGGCTCGATCATCGTCAGCACGAACCACGTGCAGAACGCGACCGTGTCATGCCCGCCCGTGTAGCCTGTCGCGAGCAACGTCACGCCCAGCACCTGCATGGCCAACGCCATGACAAGCAGCACGACGTGCACCATCACCTTCGCCTTGAGACTCATCTCGACTCCTTCCCGACGTGAATCCCGCCGCTCACCGCATGCACCGCATGCGAATCCATCCATTCCGAAAGCTCGCGACGCGAGTACCGCACGCGCCTGCCAAGCTTCCAGAACCGCGGGCCATCCGTCCGCACGCACCGCCATTTGCACAAAGTCCGCACCGAAAACCCGGTCAGCTCCGCCGCCTCACGCGTGTCGACCAGATCGGCCGGCACCTTCTCAACGCGCCTCATCACGCGCCTCCAATCCGTCCAACGGCTTCGCGCCGTAAAGGTCGATGAAGAACCGTTGCCCCGCGCCGGTCACCTTCGCCGTCCTGCTGATGGTGACGTGACCGTCGCTGTGGGTGACAGCCGTCTCCTTGATGCGGAACAGGCCGCGTTCCATCGCCTTCTGCGTCGGAACGTTCCGGTTCTGCCCCGACTTGCCGAGGTACCCGTCCTCCCGCAGGCGGGCGAACAAACGGTTCTGCCCGACCTGCACGCCGTTCTGCCGCAGCATCTTCGCCAGCTCGCCCACCAGGCACGTGCCATCGCTCGCACTCACCGCGTCGGCGAACAGCACCTTCGGCTTCTGCTCCTCCAACTGGGCCGACTGGGACGCGATGGTCTCCTCCTGCTCGCGGATCCTGCTCTCCAGCCAGCGCATCGACGCGGCCAGCATCTGCTCCGGAGTCATCCGCTCCTGGCCGAGCATGTAACCGCCATGCTTGCGAATCGACGGAAGCACCTCGTGCGTCACCCAACGCTTGAAGCGTTGCGCGCCCTCGACCTTGCTGCCGAGGATCGCGGAGTAGAGGCCGGCTTCGGTGATGACGGTCATCTGCTGGACTCCGCCAAGGGTCTCCACTTGGCGGAGACCCTTCTCGTCGTCATCAAGACGGCGGGTCATGTGCGTCGCGTCACCGTAACCGAGCGTCTTGGCGATGTCGCTCGCGACGAACAACGGCTCCCCCTGCTCGTCGCTGAGCGCGCGGATGCTGCCGAACTCCGTGCTCGTGAATGTTTCGACCGGCGCTTCGACCGGGCTGGTATCATTGATGTTGGAAACCATTCTCTTTATCCTTTCTGGTTTCTTTGCCCGCAGATGGATCCTGCGGGCTTTTGTTTTTCTCCGCGTCGATCGCCTGGGCGATGATGCGGGATGGGTCCTCTCCCAGCCGTTCGGCCAGTGTGAGGAATTCGGACAGCTGCATGTCTCCGCGCTGATAGCGCGCTCCGACTGCCTGCCGCCCGCGTCCGATCGCCTTGCCCTGTTCCCAAAATGGAACGGACTCGGCGCGTGCGCTTCGTGCAAGAGCGGCGACCGCACGTGCCGCCACTCCGTTAGGTCTTTCTAACGTCATGGCTCCAGTATACGTTAGAACTTTCTAACGTCAAGTTAGCACGAGGCGTCGGCGTGTCGCAACTTTCTAACATGCAAAATAGGCCTATGGCAGTCAAAGCAAGAACATGGACAAAAGTCGACTACGACGTCTCCGCCATCCTCACGCAATGCAAAGAGGAGAGCGGCCTGTCCTACCGCGACATAGAGGCCAGGACAGGCATCAACTACGTCCGCGTGCGCGACATCTGCCTCGCACAGCACGGAACGCCGACGCTTGCCGAGTATCTGGCTATCTGCGACGGGTTCCGCCTTGACCCCGTGAACACTCTTCGCAGTATTCTCGCTGACACGCCTCTGCTCGACGATGAGCAGGCGTCTGATGATGCGCCGTTGACCGCCGACGAGATCATGACGCTCGCCGCCAACACCGACCCCAACCGCGACACGGAAGCCGAAACACCACGAGACTAGAAGGAAGGAGCCGACGATGACGGCACGACAGTACGGGCTCACGCAAGCGGAGGCCGACGCGCTGGTCACGGAGATCAAGAACGCGGTCGACGACCGCGTCACGCTACCCTCCGGAGGACAGCAAAGGACACGCTTCACCGTCCAGGCGGAAGACGGCGAGGGATTCTCCATAGCCCTCTACCGCGGCGCACGCAACCCAGCGAAACAGCACGTCGCGGCGATAGCCGTCGACCGCGGCGGCATCCCACTGCTCCGCCTATGCGTCAACGGCACACCGCACACCAACCCCGACGGCACCGTCATCCCCGGCACCCACTGGCACATCTACACCGAAGGATACGGCGACTCCTACGCCACGCCCGCCGGCGACATCACGTCGCCATCATTCGCCGAGAATACAATCAGACTGCTCGACAGATTCCACGTCATCAAGAAGCCCGACATGCAGGAGAGCCTGTTATGACAACCACACGAAACGACTGCGACCGCCTCGCCGACGAATGGGCCGACTGGCTCCGCCGCCAGTCATCCGCCGTACGCCTGGGCGACTGGACGGAGATAACCGTGCCGGTCCTCGACGAATCCAACGACGGGATCCGCTTCTATGCGAAACGCGCCGCCGACGGCACGACCACCTTCACCGACGACGGGTACACGCTCGAACTGTTCGACCTGCGCGGCGTGACCATGACCCCCGCGCGCAGCATGCGGGCCGCGGCCATCGCCCGCCGCTACGGCGCGCGCATCGACGGTGGGCAGATAGTCCTGGACTCGGACGGCGACCGCGGCGACGCCATGAACCGGTACGTGCAGGCACTCGCCGCGATCGGCGGCGTGGCCGAATCCGCGCAGCGCCGGGTGAGCGAGTACTTCGCGGAGGACGTCGCGGCGAGGCTCGACGAATGCAACGTCTTCTACACGCAGAACGTCGGCGTCCGCGGGCTTTCCAGCTACGAGCACAGCTTCGACTTCGTGTTCCAACGGAGCGCGAGGCACCCCACGCGGTTCTGCCAGGCTCCGAATTCGCTCACCAAGGCGACGGTCGAGCGGATCATGTTCGGATGGGACGACACGAGCAGGGCGCCGGAACGGGAGGAGTCGAGGCTCGTCGTCATCGGCGACGACCGTGATGGCACGCTTCCCGCCGCGGCGTTGTCGGCGTTCGACGCGTACGGCGTCGACGTCATCCCATGGTCCCAGCTCGCCGACCGCGCGCCGCAGGAGCTCGCGGCTTGACTGGCCCCACGTCCGATCCGCGCCCCGTGCCAGGGCCGGACCTTGACGCGTGGGCCGGGCGCCTGGGCGTGCATGTGATGGAGCAGCCATTGCCGTGCGGGTACTGCGGCGTGTGGGACTGGAAGCACAACCGCGTGATACTCCACAGCGGCCTCAACGACGTGCAGCGCCGCTGCACGCTATGCCACGAACTATGCCACGCCGAACAAGGGGACACCACGTGCGGCGGCAGGGGCGAGGCGCGCGCCAGGCGCAGGACCGCGCTCGCGCTCATCAGCCCCATCGACTACGCGGCGGCGGAGCAGGTCTGGGACGGGTGCGCCTGGCGGATCGCGTGCGAGCTCGGCGTCACCCTCCAGGTGTTGGACGACTTCCGGCGCATCCTGCACGACCGTGATAGGACGGTGCGGGCGTGAGATCAGAGGCTGTCGCGCAGGAGGTCGAGGACGTCCTTGTTCGTCTCCCCCGTCCGCTTGTCGGAGCGCATGTCGCGCATGGTCATCCACCGGCACACCACGCCGGACGGGAGGGACCCCTGCGGGATTGCGGCGCCCCGGCGCATGCGCGCCTCGTAGAGGGTGTACTCGTAGTGGCGCGGCTCCCCGCCGTGCTCCGTGCTGCGCTTCTCGCTGGAGCGGCTCGTGACGCGCCTCAGGTCGTACCCGTCCGGCCCGATGCCGAACGTGTCGTGCAAGTGGCGGCGGATGAGGGCGACGTTGGTGTCCTCGTCGTCTGCCGTCGCGTGGTTCGGCAGGAACCAGCAACCCCAGCCGTCGTCGCGGTATGCGAGGTAGCGTCCCGTGCCGTCGGTGACGGCCACGAGGGAGCTTCGCTTGCTTGTCCTGTCCATGTCGGTTATCTCCTTGTAGAGCGTTTCGGCCGTCGTGCGGCGACGCACCGCCCTGGCCGTCTCGATGATTCCGTTTGCGGTGGCGGCTATGGCGAGCGCAAGGAACAGCAATCTGGCGGGCTTGTTGCCGATGGCTGCCGCCGAGGGTATGAGGAAGGCGCCCTCGATGGCCGCGAGCGCCGCGTTCCTTATGGTGCCGTGTCCGATGTCCGGTGCGTGGCGCGTGAGCATCTCGCGCAGCCTTGTCGAGTCGACCATGAGCAGCATGGTGCCGATATTAGGCGGTGGTGTGGAGATGCGGCTGTATTGAGCCTGTCGTCTTCGGCGTGGCGTGCCCCGGACGAGGCGTTGGCGGAAGGCCACGCAAGAACCCCAAGGAATAAGAAAAGCCCCCGCGGCCATCACGGCCACGGGGGCTCCCTACCAGGCGAAGCCCGGCATCATCAAGGCAAAGGATACCGCATGACGACGATAACGCCATACGACACCAAACACGGGCGCAGGTGGCGCGTCCGCTACCGCAAGCCCGACGGGTCGCAGACCGACAAGCGAGGCTTCCCCCGCAAGGTCGACGCGGAACGCTGGGCCGCCGAGAACACCATGAGCATCGCGCACGGCACATACGTCGACCCACAAGCCGGGCGGCACACAATAGGAAGCCTGTGGCCCATGTGGATCGCCGCGAAGGAGACGCGGTGCAAACCCAGCTACGTGGCGACGCTGCACACGGCATGGGCGGCGCACGTGGAAAAGGAATGGGGCGGCGTCGCCGTGCGCGGCGTGCGGCGGCAGGCGGTGCAGGAATGGGTCAGCCGCCTCGCCAAGACGCGGAGCGCGAGCGTCACGCTCCGCGCGTACGGCATCCTCGCCGGGATCTGCCGGCAGGCGGTGCGCGACGGACTCGTGCCACGCGACCCATGCGATGGCGTGGAACTGCCCAGGCGCACGAGGAAGCAGCACCATTACCTCGACGCCGTGCAGTTGTTCGCGCTGGCGGATGCGTCGGGCTGGCGGCGCGGCATCGTGCTCACGCTGGGCCTGACCGGCCTGCGGTGGGGCGAGCTCGTCGCCCTCGACGTGCGTGACCTCGACACCGCCAGGCGGCGGCTGTCGGTGTCGAGGAGCATGACCGAGGTGGAAGGCGAGCTCGTGGAGTCCGAACCGAAGACATGGGAACACCGGCAGGTCGCCTACCCGCAGGTGTTGGACGCCGTGATGCGCGGGGCGTGCGAGGGGAAGGCGCCGGGCGCCCCGCTGTTCTCGAACGCGGATGGCACGCGCCTGCGTCGCACGCACGGCCCCAACAGCACGTCGTCCTGGTTCCACTGGGCGAAGAAACGGGCGGGCATAGATTCGCCGCTCACCATCCATGACCTGAGGCACACGGCCGCGAGCATCATGGTGGCGAGCGGCGCGAGCGTCAAGGCGGTGCAAAGGCAGCTCGGGCACGCGAGCGCGGCGATGACGCTCGACACGTACGCCGACCTGTTCGACGACGACCTCGACGCGCTCATGGGGCGGCTCGGCGATCGCATCGCGCGGGATTGTGGGCACGATGTGGGCACGGCGGACGGCACGAGGACGTGAATCCCAGTGTTCGCAACGCTTCCGACGGTCAACGCCTCGGCGTTCAATCCCCCGCGGCTCCACCATCATCAAAGCCCCGCAGGCATCATGTCTGCGGGGCTTTTTCATTGCGATTGCTAGGATTCCCCAAGTACGGTCGCCGGGTTTCCTTTCCCAAGTGCAGTCGTTGGTTTTCATTTGCGGTTGATGGAATTCTTAGGTGCGCCGAATATAAAAACGTCGCCGAAAAAGGAAGTTAGGAAGTCTACCAAAACCATCCAAACCTCCGTATTCGGCGACTCACCAATGCACTCGCCGAAGACGGCAGTTACGGACCCCGAAAACAAGATCCAAACCTCCGTCATCGGCGACAAACCCTATACCTCGCCGAAGATGGAAGTTAGGAAGCCCATGAGACCCACCCAAACCTCCGTCATCGGCGACCCAATAAACCACTCGCCGAAGACGGAGGCTACAGGACCCAAAAACAAGACCCAAACGTCCCTCTTCGGCGACAGACTCAATGCGGCGCCGAAGACGGAAGTTAGGAAGTGCATGAGACCCACCCAAACCTCCGTCATCGGCGACCCAATAAACCACTCGCCGAAGACGGAGGCTACAGGACCCAAAAACAAGACCCAAACGTCCCTCTTCGGCGACAGACTCAATGCGGCGCCGAAGACGGAAGTTAGGAAGTGCATGAGACCCACCCAAACCTCCGTCATCGGCGACCCAATAAACCACTCGCCGAAGACGGAGGCTACAGGACCCAAAAACAAGACCCAAACGTCCCTCTTCGGCGACAGACTCAATGCGGCGCCGAAGACGGAAGTTAGGAAGTGCATGAGACCCACCCAAACCTCCGTCATCGGCGACATAATCCAGGATTCGCCGAAGACGGCAGTTACAGACCCCGAAAACTGAATCCAAACCTCCCTCTTCGGCGACATACCACCCCACTCGCCGAAAACGGCAGTTACAGACCCCAATACAGAATCCAAACCTCCGCCATCGGCGAGCAATAACAAAATCACAGAAGAAGGAGGATGGATGGTTTCCTACACACAGCCTAACCTCCGTCTTCGGCGAGATAATTGAGGATTCGCTGCTCGGTGGACTGGCACCGCAGCGGCATGGAAGGATAGGTACAAAAGCGGTGCGCGGCAACCGCTGTCTGCCGCGCACCGTCCACTCCGCATACCGCTGTCTGCCGCTGTCTGCTATCCGCTGCGCGCCAGTATCCGCAAGCGCGCCACTATCCGCAGCTGTCTGCCGTGCAGCTATCCGCAGCACACCGCCATCCGCTGCGATCTACTCCTCGGAATCGTCGTCCTTGTCTTTCGCCGCTGACCGGGACTTCTTGGACCCCAGAGCGGAAATGATACGAATGGCCTCGCCAGCGTCATTCGTATGCACCGCATGGAGAAGGATACCGTTGATGCCAGCGGTGTTGCCGGAGTTCGGCAGGACCTGCTCCATATGCTCGCCCATCACGTCCAGCAGCTCCTGGGTGCGGCTCGTCCACCGCTCACCTGCCGCGTAACGCTTATTGAGTTCATCCCACTGCGGCATTTTCATGACCTCGGCAGCGGCAAGATGCACGGGAGCGGACACCTTGTATGTGATCTTTTCCGGCTCCGCACGCCCCCAGCGCAAAGCATCTTCCTTCTTGATGGGAGCGCATGCGACATCGACATACGTGACCTTGGGTTCATTGGAATTCTCAATGACGCGCACCGGCACAACGCTATCCACAATCAGCTTGTCGACCACGTCCTCGGGCACGCCCCATGCCGCGGCGGCCATCGATGGATACACCCAACGAGCAACATGTCCCTCGGCGTTCTTTTCGTCCTCGATCTTCTTGCTGAAGGCGGTGATCTCCGCCTGGCTCATGGTCTGCGTGGCCATCCGTGTCCTTTCTCAATCGTCGTGCCCCAATCCTACCGCGAACCACCACCCCAAGCGGCAAGATACGCCCTCAGCGGTACGATTGTGCCGTTATGGTTCCCTGTGCGACCACCTCTAGCCGGCCGCATCGAGACCGCAGAAACCTGCACAAGGGCTTGCAATGCGCGCGCCTTCGCTTCATCCAAGGCAGTGCGGCAGTGAACACCGCAACAGCACAGCAGCACAACAGTGCAGCAGAGCAAAAGTCGCTTGACACGTATTGTGAAACGTCAGAAGGAGACATTCATGGGCTCACCGCAAACAGGCAACGTTGCGAATGCGGATCTTGTCATTGTTGGAGCCGGCCTGTTCGGCCTGACCATCGCGCAACAGGTCGTTGAGCACAATCCGACAGCGCGCGTACATATCATCGATGTGCGCAACCATATTGGCGGCAACGCGTACTCCTACTTCGACGAACAGACCGGAGCGGAAATCCACAAGTACGGTGCCCATCTGTTCCACACGTCCAGCAAGCGCGTCTGGGATTATGTGAACCGCTTCACCACATTCACCAATTACGTGCACCGCGTCTACACCACGCACAACGGTGAAGTATTCCCGCTGCCTATTAACCTCGGCACGATCAACCAGTTCTTCCACGCCGCCTACACCCCCGCGCAAGCCAAGGCACTCATCGAGCAGCAGGCTGGGGAATACGCCGATGTCGATCCCCAGAACCTCAATGACCAAGGCATCAAGCTCATCGGAAAACCGTTGTACGAAGCTTTCATCAAGAACTACACAGCCAAGCAGTGGCAGACCGACCCCGAGCAGCTTCCCGCCACGATCATCCGCCGCCTTCCGGTGCGCTTCACCTACAACAACCGCTATTTCAAAGACACGTGGGAGGGTTTGCCCATCGACGGCTACACCGCGTGGTTCCAGCGCATGATCGACAACCCGCGCATTGAAGTGAGCCTGGGCGTTGATTTCTTCGACACTTCGCAGCCCTTGAACAAGGCAGCGCTGGTTGGCAAGGTCCCGATTGTGTATACAGGCCCGATCGACCGTTATTTCGGCTATTCAGAAGGCGAACTCAAATGGCGCACCGTTGATTTCAAGGAAGTGCGCTATGCGGAAGACGATCATTTTGGTTGCCCGGTGATGAACTATGCCGACGCGGACGTGCCATACACCCGTGCCATCGAGTTCAAGCATTTCAATCCCGAACGCGCCGACAAGCAGAGCCACGACAACACCGTGGTGTGGTACGAATACTCCCGTTTCGCCGGTCGCGACGATGACCCGTATTATCCGGTCAACACGGATGCTGACAAGGCCACCTACAACAAATACAAGAATCTCGAATCCGCCGAGCCGCAGGTCGTCTTCGGCGGCCGCCTTGGCCAGTATGCCTACTTCGACATGTGGGCGACGATCGACAGCGCGTTGACCGCGTACGAAGAGCAGGTCGCTCCCCTGTTGAAGGAAAGCCTCAACGCATAA